GTTACGGATAACTTCTTTGAATGCTACATTGGGGTGCAATGTGATAAGTTCTTTTGCCAAGGTTTCACCCGACAACAACGCGGCCGCAATATATTTGTTACCAAACAGACCCGCATAGGTATTTGGTGATATTGTTGGGCCACTCAAATTGATTTTGTTTAATTTATTGTTCATTTTAGTGGTTTAGTTAAAAAGTTGATTAAATACACGATCCTTCAAAGTTTCTTCACGCTTGGCACCCAACTTGAAAATCAATTTGGAATCCTTCATGTTTGCTTCGGGGTTGTGCAATGTGTGTGGTGCTGGTTCAGTTGCCAATCTCTCGGTCAATTCTTTGTTCTCGGCACTCAATGCGATTTTCTCGCCTTCCAATGCTGACAAACGGGCTTCAAACTTGGCTTCCAATTCTGACATCTGTTTGCTGAAATAAGATTCTTCCATTTCGGTTTTGCTTTTTACTACTTTCTTTGCCATTGGCATTGCCTCGGCGATTTCGTCCTTCATCGGCATATCCTCGGCTTCGATGATTTCTTCTTCCTCGGGGGCTTCTTCCTCCTTGGTTGCGATTTCAACGATAGTACCATTTGCATCCACGGTCATTACATTTCCGTTTTCCAATGCAAATTCACCTTCTGGTGTTGGGATGTTACCATCGGGAGTAACGATAAATACCGCTTCACCCACGGCGAAATTGTCTGATTCAAATGTGGCTTGACCATCCTCGGTCTTAACTTGTGCCAAATCAACCACAATCGCTTCCTCGGGCTTTAATCCCAAAGTTTGCAATACGCGGTTTAATGTTTCGGTTGCGTTCATATCTAAAATACTTTAATTGTTTATATTGTTAGGTTTTTATAATGACTTGTAAGCATCAACGGCTTGTTGGGCCGTAATCATTGCCCTTAACAATTTTTGTTCTGCATCTTGCAATTTCTTAACTTCTGGGAACGAATTGGGATCAATGCCTAATTCTTTTGCACCTTTTACCAATCGAACCATTGATTTTTCAATCATACCTTTGATTGGGTTGCCATAATTCATTTGTTGTTCCAAATTTCCCGCTACCTTTTTGGCATTGTCAAAAATTGTATACAAAGATTCTTCCGCTTTGTTAATTGCTGCGGCTTGTTTTAACGCACTTTCCGTTTGTACTTTTACTTCATCAAGTAAACCCAATTCTATTTTAATTCCGTGTAGTTTCATATTCTTTTAGTATGTTAAGTATTTTATTTAATTTTTCATCATCGGTTTCAACCTTTGACAATGGCATTGACCTATCCGCAAAATAACCTTCAATGCTAAATCCTTTAACACGACCCGTTTTAACATAATCGTTCCAAATCTCATCGTTGGTAACCTTTAATGACCCCATCCAAGTTCCAATCGGATCGTTCATACCATAGATGGCCGACTTGTCTTTTTCCATGTCTTCCTTAATCCAAGATTCCACCATACAAATACCTTGCAACGCCATGTCGTGTTCCAATGTGGCTTTGCCTTGGTTACCCTTCATCAAAAACATTTGCGATGCCCGTGATACCGTGTTCTTTGAAAAGTAGACATAAAATTCTTGCATCTCGCCATTCATCACTTGTTTGCGGTAAATGGGTTTGTCGGGAATTAATACTGGCCCCATCAAAATGCGTTTTTCTGCATCTACTTGGGCAAACTTTATTTCATGGGATTTCAATGCAATGAAATTGGATTCAATGGCGGGGGCTTCCACGATGCTTATCGCATCAATGCCACTTGCCAATTGTTGGTCATCCAATATCAATTCAACGATTCTCATTAGAAACCGATGTTAACGGATTTTAATTGTGCCATGGCCTTATCCGCACGGGCAATATCTTTTGTGAATGTGCTAATCCAATTTGAAAACGCTTTAATTGTGCGGTCATCACCCAAAATCTTTGCTGAATCCAAACCCTTTTTTGCCTTGGCCAAACCATCTAAATTTAATTTTTTAGATTGTTCCAAACGATCCATTGCGTTTGATACTTCTTTTTGAATTACCAACAATGTACCCGCTTCCATGTTTGCGTTTACAAGGTCATCTAAAAGTCCTAATTCAACTTTCAAAGGGTTAACGGCATTTGATGCCATGAATTTATGGAATGAGTTATTCATATCTTATAAAACTAATTATCCTGGGAATGTTGCATTTGTTTGAATCCGTCTGTCCAACGCTTGTTGTGAACTCATATCGTTTCCAACCACATACGCCTTTGCAGGTTTATTCAAACTTCTGTTCAAACTCGCCGACATTTGTGCGGATGGGTCTGCCGTGCCTCCGATGATTGAAACGCTTGGACCACTTGGAACCGATTGCCCCGCTTCGCTTTGACCTGGTACTTTAACCGATAAGATTTTTTTAACATTGATTAATCCCGTTGCGATAATCGCCGCCGCATTAATATACCCCAATGGTGGTGTCGCTGCACCCGCTTCCAATGCCTTGTTTGCACCCGAATAGGTGGCAATGATTGCACTCGCAACCGACAACGCTTTCCCCATTGCGGTTTCTTCACCCGCCAATTGTGAGAATGTAGCCAATGCGTTTGCCGTCGCATCCATTATGGCCATCTTCGCATCAAATGTCTTTTTGTCTAAATCCTTTTGCTTTTCCGCATTTTCTTTGGCAATGTCAAACTTCTTATTGGCCAAATCTTGTGCGGCCTTAATTTCTAAATCTGTGGTTGATAACTGAAACGACTTTTTACTGTCAATCATTTTCATCGTGCGTTCCGTTTCGATCCGTTCCAATTCCGCGTTCAATTCCTTCTGGTCCTCAATGGTTTTTAACGCCAACAACTTCTTTGCATCTTGTTCCGCATTGATACCTTCTTCTGCCAATTTGATGCGGTTATCCAATGCCTCTTTATTTGCTTGTTCTGTGGCTTTTAACGCATCTTCAACCGCCTTTGCTGCTTCCTTTTCACTTGCCGTTTTTTGGTTGTTCAAACTCTCAATTGACTTAACAACTTTCCGTTTCCGCATAATGCTTTCCGCTTCCAATTCATTTACCCGCGCGATGGCTTCCGCTTCCCGTGATAACGCTTCATCACTGGCATCACTCAATTTGTTTCTCGCACCAATGGCATTCGCTTTGGCCTTTGCCAATTTCAATTCCTTCGCTGCCAATTCTTCTTCCGAAACTGCAACCTTTTTCAATGCCTCAATACGACTTTCAAATGTGGCCGTGTCATCTTCCATCTGTAATCTTGCCGTTGCTAATTGCTTGGCTTGTTTACTCCGTTCGATTCTTAATGCCCGTTCACCATCTTCAACACCTTGTAATATCTTTTCAATCTTTGCCGCCTGGTTTGCCGCTGATAATGCTTCGGCCCCTAATTTATTAATTGCATCAATCCCCGCTGATACTTTGTCTGTGATGTTCTCAACTCCTAATCCAACCTTTGCTGCTGCATCAACGGCAACCTTTCCCGCTTCTGAAAATTCACCCTCAAATAATAAACTGATTGCCTTGCCCAATGCGGGTAATAACTCCATCAACCCTTCAAAACGATTGGTGATGTTTTCTTTTAACATATCCCCAAAATCACTTAATGCCTTTTGTGGATTTTCAAACATACCAATTAACCCTTCCGCAACTTTGGCAACTGCATTCATTACCACCTCAAACGCTGCACCCAATCCCGCCAATCCTTGATCCAATTTATCTGCACCATCGTTTGTTGATGTGAATGCCTTGTATAACAATGTGATTGCCCCAACCAATGCAGCGATAACCGCACCAATCGGATTTGCTACCAATGCCCACATTTGTTTGCCCAATCCACTCATGGCGGTTGATGCTTGACCTAATGCCCCTGGCATGGCACTAAACTTTTGAGTTAACCCATCAATTTTGCCACCTTCACCAATTACCCCCTCCATCGAGGATTGCAATGAGTTTAGATTTTTGGTTGCATCGTTGGTGTTAACCTTAACATTGTAATTTATTTCTTCGGCCATGACTTGATTGCTCTTTTAATTTGTTGTTTGCCTTGTTTCCAAGTTTGAATATATTGTTGCCTTCCTTTGGCCGTTTCCACGATGTCGGATACCCCATACCATTCTTG